TTCACTCTCAAAGTAAGATGTTACAGCCAATTGGTCAATATAACTCAAAGCATCGGGCAAGTCATCATGTACGCCATTGGCAGGAAACATCAAGAGTTGATCGGTGAAGTCATCCCAATCTTCTTCAGAGTTCAGCACAATTCGCCCATGCTCAAACCGCCCTTGGAGACTCCAGATGATTCTGTCTGTCTTTTTCCTGTTGCCATGCGTTAGGTCAACTATGTGGGAATATACATTATTTTTCCGCATCAGGTCACTGAGGTAGGGCAAAACAGCGTTTTTAAGCGCCCCACGCTCGATTCCTACCGAAATTGGCCTGTAATCCCGCATCTTCATCAGGATTTTGGCAGCAGTTTCCCGAATGTCCCATCTGCCGTGATCGATCTCTTTGACAAACCATTTGCCATCATCAGTGACTTTGACCACTGCAATGGCACTTTCGTCTAGTCTTTTTTTCGCGTTAGCAGCTTGTTTAGCCACTTCTTCAAATCCTGCCAAGTCGATTGCAATGAAGTAACTACCATACTCAGGTTCCACACCATATTTGATCCAATCTTCTTTAAAAACATCGCTACCTGCGTTGTCAAAGGATGCTAGGTACTCCTGCTTAAAAGCAAAGGAACTCAGCGTCTTCTTGGCAGACTCAATCTCAGTTGGGTCTATCAATGGGTTGTCTTGGGTTGTGAAGTGCCAAGACTTCCACTCTGGGTCAGTTCCCTCTTTCCCCAAGTTGAACAGATCATAGAACCAATTTCTTTGCTTGGGAGTGCCGATCATCATGCAACGGCCCTTTTTATCACTCAAACTCGCACGAATCACCTGCTCCCAGGCTTCAGGCTTAATGTCCGCAACCTCATCCAAAACTGCGTAAGTCAAAGACACCCCACGCAGGGTATCTGGCCTGTCCGCACCACGCACATATATCCTGGCACCATTGATCATGGTGATGTCAAGATTATTGACATGACTCCCAGAAATCACCTCTCGTCCAATCTCGAGCAACAAATCCCAGATGATCTGACGCGACTGTCCCATTGTGGGCGACACATACAACACAGCACTTCCAGCAGGGCACTTGAGTGCTTCAATAATGAGAGTGGTTGCCGCTAACCTAGACTTCCCGCACCGCCTACCAGCAGCAATCACCTTAAACCTCGTCTTGTCAGCAAATACATCTTGCTGCCAAGGCAGGAGGGGGAAGTTTAGATCAGCCATTTATCCATCATCCTCTGTAGATTGTTGGTGTCTCCCATGAGGCAGGGTGGGGCGCAACTGAACTGAAACTCCCACGGGGCCAATCCGCTTACACCAACACGGCTGGAGACTGTATTCGGTAGACCCGACCCAAACAGTTTATCGTTGGGTTGTACAGTGTTCAATCCCCATGCGTGTTGACGCACCCATTATGGCTTAACCTCAACATCCTCAATCTCCATGTCCACCACCTGGGGCGAGTCTATGTCCACGCCAATGCCCGTGATATTGATAGTGACTGCTGACCTCTGACCCTTGTCCTTTTCAAACATACTCACAGGCAGCGTCCTGTCCATGCACATCTTAATAGCCGCCATCTGGCCTGGGTGGTCATCATTCAACGCAATCTGGATCACCTTCTGCGTCACATCCTTACCCGCACTCCTTAGAAGCAAATCCCTCAACTCCTTTTGCCTTGCATAGTCAGTCTTGGCTATTACGGCTGGGGGGTTGTCAGCGTAACGCTGGATGGTCATGGCTTTGTTCTTTGCGCCTTTTGGTCTGCCAGCTTTTCTTTGTGTGGGTTGTTCTTGATCGGTTTCGAAATTGGTGTTTGGGGCTTCCACTTTTTTTCCTTTCGGGAAAGGGGGTTTGATGCGTCATTATGTCTCAATTCGCTTTTTCGGTGGGGCGGTGGGTACACAAAAACTCTGGCGACCGACCCACCCCCTCCCCCCCCTATCAATGTTAGTTAGTGCCAACAAACTTTAATGTTAGTAAGCATTTACTTGCAAGAAATTTGTATTTTGATTGATGGGAACTCTGTACAAGGGATTGAATTGATAGACTAAGCCTTTGATTTTATTGAATTTTTTTCAATCCAATTAAAAAAGTACCAACAAAAATACCAACAAATTAAAATTCATTAGGTCTTGCAATCACCAACCAGTTGCCAAATCGATGAATTAATTTTTGATAGTAATCGCATACTTACAATGAAAGTGAGTGCTTACTTGTATTTTTGACAAGGAAACTGGTTTGGGAGTGCATGAGGGGCGGATGGTGCATTAGTAAGGTAGCCTGACCATATACAACTCTGTACACAGGATTGTGCACAGAAGTGTATACACTTTGAATCCAGAAGTAACCAACGCCAAGAGTGATGCTGGCTCGATAGATATAGTGCTAGAACCCCTTAAAACAGGGCTACAAGGCGTTTTCTTTATTGCCTGTACCCAAGTCAACCCGAATGCAAGAGATGTCCATTTCGGGCCTAAATCCCTGACTCCAGATGAATTGATAAATCATCAGCATTTCCATGAATCCTGTGCTGATGTCGCCAGAGCCAGCGCAGAGTAAAGTCTCCCTATCGGGATCAGACAGCTTGCGCTTAAACCAAACTGTATCTGTGTGGCATTTCCTGCCTGTCCTCATTTCACAGCTTCCTTTGGCCCCAAATACCTTCTAACCACCTCACCATCACCATCAAAGCTAATGTCGTTGACCACATCATCAAAGCCTGTAGTTCCACCATCTGGAAACTTCCCAGGCTGCTTGTCCAGCATCGTCATCTTGGAACCTCTGTAAAGTTTCTTGTACTTGATCACTTCTTGGAGAACTGGTGCTTGGAGGAGGATTTCGATCTCAGCCATTGTCCACAAGTGTTTTTCCCGTGACCCGTAGAAGTTCTCATAAACCTTGGCATCTTGATCATCTTTGACCACAACCAAGATTGACCCATCATCCAACTCTTTTTCAATCCCTGGTGCATCTGGCTTCAGTGGCACACCATGCTCAAGACCCCAAGCATCCAGTAGCTTGTAACCCTTGACCAGACCAGCCACCGCCTTATCCATCTTTTCGATGTCTCTGGATTTCTGTGCCGCCCAAATTCTCTCTGTCTGCAACCACAATTTTTCCCGAAACCCAGAATCAACTAAAGTATACAGTCTCCCACTTCCCCACTTGGCATCCATTTCACCCCGAACACGCTCCAACCCAATGAGCAAACTTTCCGCATGAACATCAAAAGGGTCAGCAGGAAAACTAGGCATCACCCCTTTAGGTAACTTCAAACTTTTGGACTTATTCAAAACAAAATCCTTTCATCACTTCAAAACAATACTTACAGATAACTGACACATCAGGTCATCTGGAGACAGGACAAATGGACATCCTATAGGATTGTCCATTTGTCTGTCCTACTCCAGACAGACAAATGAGGGACATTTGTCCTCATTTGTCCATTTGTCCGACTTGTAACAATTCTAGAATTCCTCTTTTTTGTCTTCATCACGCACCATCCAGACCACATTTCCCCTCACTCTGACCTGTCCAGACTCCTGCAAATTCTTCTTACAACGCAGCCAAGCCTTGTTAAAAGCATCCTCTGTAGTGTCCTTTTCACGCACCATTAAGCTAAATTCTTGTCTCCAAAACTCCAAATCCACCACCTTCTTGAAGCCCTCTGGAGTACTAGAACTGTAACCTTTAGAGTTCATCGCTATTTTTAAACTTTGCATCTCTAAACGCTGATTTTTACCCTTTCCAGCCTTACTCCCACGCCCACTTTTAGCCTGTTCCTGGCGTTCTCTCACCACAGAATCTGACGATTGAACCGCCAAACTGGTGATGTCATCAAGCCCAATCCCTGAAGATTTCAGCACCACGGGCACCACCTCAAAGCCTATCTTCCTGTTATCTTCCCCATCCTTTTGCTTAGTTATGGTCAAGATTCCCTGCCCTGCAATCTCTTCTGACTTGATCATTGAGTCAACTCTCACCAGTTCCAACTCTGTGTCCACGGCCCCAAGGAGTGAAGAATGTCCACGCAGACCCTTACTTATGTCCTTACCTGAGTGGTGCAGGAGCATCAAACTTGTCTCATAACGCTCCATCAATCTCCCGCATTGGGTGATAAATGAAGACATATCTTCACTGGAGTTCTCATTTCCACCCCCAAAAGACCTAGCCAAAGTGTCAATAATCACCAGAGATAACGACAAT